TGTTAGTATACTCTGGAGTTCTTAGTGGGCCATTGATTTCATCAAAGTTGTAGAAGTCGTAGAGCAACTCAGATAAACGAAACAAATCCTGGTCGACAGACCCCTCTCTTTCGTTATTGTAAACGATGCTCAAATTTGCGTCGGTGTTAATCTTTGCGATGCCATCAACGACATCCCCAGGAGTAGAAGAAGGAAATACATCATCGAAGGCTTTAATAGAAAAGAGCCCATTCCAGTTGTAAAATCGCTTCTGTTGTTTAAGTATTCCATAACTAAAAACGGGGGAAGCGTATTCAGTTGGGTAAACTGTACCAACAGTAAAAGAGTCGTTTGCATTCCCGCTGAGTGTGAATACTCCCGTCGTTTCATTTAGAGTATACAGGTTCTCATCACGAAACACTTGCTGCAAGTTTTTACGCACCGATTCATATCCGTAGACGCGGTTAGAGCCAAATCTTTTTGTTGGGTTTTTGTATACGAGCTGAAGAGTTTCTCCAGCCGTGGGGGTGAATAACAACATTACCGTGTCTGTTAATTGCTTCACCCATTCGGTACCAAAGGTGAGTTTTCTGTTATTCAAATAAACGTCTAAATCTTCGACGTTTGTTAAATAACTGACGATAAGCCTGTGCTGATAGCGCGGTGCTGTAGAGGTCGTAATCGTCTGATTTATTCGGGGAATAATAGATGGACTCTGGTTTCCTAGTACTACTTTTGCATAATCAATAGGATATTCAAACTCGGTTCGTAGTAATTGAATGTTGTTTTCCGCAGTGCGATTTACTAATAAAAAACGCTGCGTACCATTGTTGTCGTTATACTGCGCAGTGTCTAGAATCTTAAAACCGTTAATAATTTGGTATTCTGACCAAGCCCTGATATCTGTAAAAAACACTAAAACCCTGGTTCTGTCTCCGTCATAATACTGGGGAATAATAACGTACAGCTTTCGAGTAGTTGCATCAAAGCCCAGAGAAGCCATTTTTCTAAATTGAGAAATGTTCTCAATGTCAAACAAATTAGAAATTTTATATGATACGTTTTGAAGATTATACGAGTCATCCAAACCGTCACTGGGTACAATTGAAAATACTCCAGTCTTGCTTAATATAAAAGCACTCTGTTCTCCAGATGATATACAACGTTCGTTTAATACCCCCGTGTTGCCAACAAACTGGATTATAAAAGATTCAGAAGTAAAGGAGCCCCGCGAGAATGTCCTATAAAGCCTGTCGTTGGACGCGGCAAACAAAGACCCTTGATAAACTATAAGAGCCCTTACACGGTCACTAGAGCCGCTCTGGAGAACGATATCGAAGGCGTTGCTCGAGTTCGTAGTAAAGGCGTCAATAGTAAAGTCGTTATACAGTTCTCCAGGCCAGGAATAATCTGTTACCGCACTAACGGCCAAATCCATAGGTCGCTCAGGAAATCCACCAAGAACTAATCGAGATTGATAGATTGCCCCAGCGGAAGGAAATGTTCCATTTTTATAATTTGCAAATTGACCAAGACCATAAACGGGAAACCACGTCCCGGAGGTATACGCCGTGTTGGTGTCTAGGCCAGCCGACCCTACCCAAGTAGGCGTTTTGTTAACAATGCGCACAATAGATGACGACGGGAGCCCCCGCCGCCTGGCGTTACCAAAAGCTATGTGAGAAGCTCTACCAGTAAAGTTGTTTGCTACAGGTTTTGGAAACCTAGATTGGCCACTAGTAATGTCGTTTGCTGAACCACTTCCTACGCTAGAGCCTGGGTTAATCTGAGGATTAGAACCTACCCGCGTTGGGTCAGGGTCTTCCCAATCAGCACTGTTGAATAACAAAAAACCGTACTCTTTAGTGTTGTCGTAGGCTTTAGTAAATACTTGGGAAACGACCGTAGTTGAAGTAAAATTGTTTAACTCAACGTAAGCATTACCAATGCTGAGACCTTCACCGCCATTGTGTGAAAGTTTTCTAATTCGCGTGTTAAAAACTAATGCTGGACTGCCACTACCTTCTTCGCCAAAAAGAGTAGATTGAGTACCATCTACAGCAGCTTCAGCAGTGTTGTTGTGAACTCGATTTAACGACCCGTCAGAGGGTTTGTATTCAATTGAAGTGATTGGGTCAGCTCTGCGAATAAACCATCCATCTGTGTTAGGGGAGTTAAGAGATGTGTAAATTCTATAGATACCGTATGTATCCCGTTCGCAATTGTCTTGAATTTCCGCAGAAAGCGCAATGCTTCTGTCTACATTATTTGCATGAAATCGCGTTTTAGAATCAAAGAAACGATTGGTGTTGTAAAGTTCGGCTTCTGCCCACCATTGCCAGTAAAAAAATATAAATGTGACGACATCACCAGCTACCACATTTTGGTTTATGGTCGCTGTTTTAGTAGAGTTGTTCCATGTCAAGTTCGGGGTAGAAACCAGGCTGGTATTTACATAGGCAAAGAAATTTGTGCCTATTGTTCCTGTACTAAACCGAGCGTCAACTAGACTAAAATTGGCAGCGTTTGCAGTTACGACACCTGAGCGCTCCACGATTTTGACATGGACTGGTACAATATTTTTGCCCAGAATAATACATCTTTGCTCAGCTTCGTTAGTGGTAATAACTGTCGTTGGGCCATCTTCGTGACTTATTGGCCAAACGTTTGAAAAGGTAACTAATGACGTAATTTCGTCATTATTAGCGGATAAAATGCGAATACTGTTAGAAACTTTTGAAATTAAAAAGTTTAAGTTAGAAGTGCTGACAATGTGAGTGTAGTTTATTGAAGAAACTTCAAGCGCTTCTTCTCTTACAACTCTGGTTCCTTTACGTTTTTTAAGTTCTGCTCCCGACGTTACATCAACGTTTAACAATCGGTGAGCATCGGTGTAAGGTAAGTTTGCAACACTACCAATAGTGTTTAAACCGCCAAAAGCCGTGGCCTGAATTAACTCCTCAGACCCCGTGTCTCCTGGGTGCCTAAACATTCCATCCTGCATTACGTCCTCTTCCTGTAAAGATTCTGCTTACGCCTACCCACGCCGGTCTCTCGTACCTGGTACGACTGCACCAGGCGGGTAAACTCTTGGCTTTTTACCTGCGCCAGGGTTGCGTCACCAAGATGGTCAATGGCCATTCGGTAGACCGATTGCGTTCGCAGTATCGGTAAATATTGGTCGGGAATAGGTAGTAACGCATTCTCGTTAAAAAGATTAATAGTGAGCAGAGAATACCCAATAATGCTAAAATCCGCTGCTGTTTCACCTGCCAAATCCTCACTTACTTCAAGAGTTGTGTTCCCCGTTACGGCAAACGAGTAGAGGGCACCAGAGTACAACTCCTCGATGTTTACAGGCAAGAGAGCCTTGTCTTTGTAGAACACACTCTGTATTTGTCGAAGTGGTGAAATAGTCAAAACCATCCCAACCTTGCTTAACGGTAAAATTCGCGCTTTAAGAAACGACCAGTTATTGACCAACTGGAAGTCTTCTAAAGCGTCCCGTACAGCGAGAGCAGCCTTACGTCCCACTGCATTACTCAGTGTGACCTGGGGCCGCTCTCCAACTGCCAACAGAACGTCATTCGCAAAGCGAATTAGTTCCATGATGTTAAAACAGCTCGAAGGACTCGATGACGACAGCGTGTTCCTCACGGTACACCTTGCAGTCTAGCAAGGGATACCCGGTAATCAGTGCATCGGTCTGGTACATGGCCAGGCGTGCTGGCTCAACAACGGGGGCGGCGGGCTGCCACCACTTGGCAAAGCCACGCTTAACCAGAAGTCCAGAATAGGCATTTTTGGCCAAGGAGTGGGTTACCGTCACTGAATGGTTACCGGCCCCGTTGGGGTTACCGTTGTATAAAGGGTCGGGCCACCAAGGGCTGTAGATGGTGTTGCCGCCCACGGTTTCAGCAAACCCAGGACTGGGCACCAGGAGGGGAGAAGCCCCAATAACTTCCGAGTTGAGGTCTACCCCATTCACGGTATTCTTGATGATGTTGTTGTTTACAATCACCGGAATACCATAGAGCAGGCCGACCATACCGTTTTCGGTAGGGCGGTTGCTCACGTAATCGAAGGAAGAAAACTCGGGGATAGTCAGAAGAGAGGTGTGCTGGCTGGGTGAAAAAATAAACACACAGTCCGCCAGGTTCACGTTGCGCTTTTCCATCTGCAACTTTGCTGCCAAAATAGCGGCGCGGTTGAGAGGAGCATTCAAAAACTGACCAGGGTTGTTAGGGTCAGGAATCTGAGAAGTAACAACAGAACCATACTGTTTAAGAGCGGGCCGGAGCGCTAAAATCCATCGGTCGATGTCTCGGGCCAGGGCATAGCTAGCTTCTCGAGAAT